CGCCACCCCGCGTGTGCCCTAGCGCCAGCGTTTTTGAACGTCATTTCCGTTTCCGCCTATGCCGAAAGATGAAAACCCGCGCACTTTGACCGTGGTGGAGATGGCCTCGCTACTTGGCGTGACGGATCGCCAGGTGCGCAACTGGATCAAAGACAAAGGCTTACCCGCGCAGAAGATGCCCGGCGTGCAACGCCTCGATGGGCGCGCGGTAATTGCCTGGTATGTCAATTTCCGGGTACAGGAAAACGGAAATACCGGAAATTGCAAGCCTGCCACCCCTGGAATCGACCCTTTAGAGGATTACGATCAGGCCCTCGCCCGCCGCACCCGCGCGGAGGCTGATTTGAAAGAGCTTCAACTGGCTCGCGAGCGTGGCGAGGTTGCCGCCATCGAAGATGTAGAGAAAGTGATGAGTGGAGCCAATAAGTCTATTGAAACCTTGATCTTAGCGCTGCCCTCTAGCCTCACGCCTCAACTGATCGGCATGGCGGATCGCAATAAGATTTACACCGTGATTGACCGCGCCGTGCGTTCCACCCTGGGCAACCTAGCCAGCATCGACGCCGTGCGCCAAGTAGCCGCAGTATCTCAGGATGAGCCAGAATGAGCGCCACCTACACCACCTCCACGGAGGGCCTCGCCGCCCTAGGTGCCGCTTTCCACCGATCCGCCCGGCTCTTTCAGCCTCCGCCCAATCTCACCCTTTCCGAGTGGGCGGATCGCTTCGCCTACATCCCCAAAGAGGCCGGCGCATTCCCCGGAAAGTTCCAAACCGATTTTGCGGAATACCAGCGCGGCCTCCAAGACGCCATGACCGATCCCGCCGTTGAAACGGTGGTGATGATGCTCTGCGCTCAATCCGGCAAGACGCAGGGCCAGCTTAACGCCGTAGGCTATTACAGCCATTGGGAGCCATCCCCAATCCTGTTCGTACAAGCCTCGCTCGCGGAGGCGGAGAAATTCTCCAAAAACCGCATCGCCAAGGCGATCCGCGATACGCCGGTGTTGCGCAAGGTATTCCCATCCCCTAAATCGCGCGATTCCGGCAACACCTTGCTCAATAAGGAATTCATGGGCGGCGTGCTCATCCTGGCCGGAGCCAACGCGCCCGCCGGCCTTTCCTCCATGCCGATCCGCATCCTGCTTATGGATGAGGTGGACCGCTACGAAGACAGCGCCGGCACGGAAGGTGATCCTGTCGATCTGGCCCGCAAGCGCACCACCACCTTTTGGAATCGCAAGATCATCCTGGCATCGACGCCCGGCATCAAGTACAAGAGCCGCATCGAAAAGGCGTATGAATCGAGCGATCAGCGCCGCTATTATGTGCCTTGCCCGCATTGCGGAGAGTTTCAAGTGTTGGAGTTTCCGCGCCTCAAGTGGACAACTCAGGATTTGGGAGTAACCAGCCGCCCGCGCGTCACGGAGTGGTGGTATTGCTGCATCAATGGTTGCATCATCGAAGAGCGCGCCAAGCATGAGATGATCCGCTCCGGCCAGTGGCGCGCCACCTCTGAGAGCCATGACGGCAAAACCGCGGGCTTTCACATCAACGCCCTGTATTCTCCGGTGATGGATTGGCTGAAGCTGATCCACGAGTGGCTTGAAACCAAAGGCAGCCTTGAGGCTAAAAAGGTTTTCATTAACACCAACCTGGCCGAAACGTGGGAAATACGCGGCACCGGCGCGGATGTGCACGAGCTTGAAAAACGCGACCGATTCAGCCGCGAATTGCTTCCCTCTGGCGTGTTGTTCCTTACCGCTGGCGTGGATGTGCAAGATGATCGCTTGGAGGCCTCTATTTGGGGTTGGGGCCTCGATGATGAGCGCTGGGTGATCGATCACCGCGTATTCAAGGGTGATCCATCCTTGCCGGATTCCGACAGCGGAAGCCCCTGGGCGGAGTTGCGCGAGTATCTGATGGTGGATTGGGAGCATACCGGCGGCGGCGATGGCGCGCGCCTCACCATGCACGTGGTTTGCGCCCTGATTGACTCCGGCGGCCACCACACGGAGCGCGTGTACGAATTCACCCGCAAGCACGAGGCGCGGCGCTGGCACGCCATTGTGGGCCGCGCCGGCATCGGGAAACCGCTTGTGGGCACCGGCAACAAGGTTGGCCCGCATAAAACCGTGCTCTTCACTGTGGGCACCGACACCGCCAAAGAGGATATCTTCACCTCATTCCGCGTGAAAGAGGTGGGATCGGGATATTGCCATTTCTCGGATGATCTACCGCCGGAATACTTCCGCCAGGTGACCGCGGAAAAGATGGTGACCACCGTCAAGGATTTCCAAACCACGATGGTGTGGAAGAAAACCAGCGAGCGCAACGAGGCCCTGGATTGCGCCGTCTATGCCCGCGCCGCCGTGGCCGTGCTCCGGCCTCACTTCCGCCGCATCGCCAAGAATCTCTTTGAGGCGGTTGAAAAGCTCCGCGCCCAGGCCAATCCCGCGCCGGTACAGGTGCCGCTCGGCGCTCCAGCACCACCGGAGCCGCCCCCCGCCCCCAGGGCCGCCGCACCCGCACCCGCGGCCTATGGCTCCGCTCCCACGCCATTGCCACCGGAAGACTCAGGACGCCCGCGCCCGGCGGCCCTCCGCCCGCGCCCGCGCTCTGGCTTTGTGGGTGGCTGGCGCTAGATTTCCACAGATCACCCGCACTTGTGTGAAGCCAAGAGCAAGGCCGAAAGCAAAACCAAATTCACGTGCCCAACCTGCGAGCAAAACGCCTGGGCCAAGCCGGATGCCGTGCTGATTTGCGGATCATGCTTTGAAGAGGATTCCAACGATCCACAAACCATGCTGGCGAATGCGTGAGGCTGAAGAGATGCCGCAAATTCAGTATTTGAAAACTCTGCAAGATGGCACCACGGAACTTGAGGTGAGTGGCAACGTACAAGTGGAGTGGCACCCGCAGATTTATGGAATCAAACCATATAACGATCAGCCGCGCGATGTGCTTACGGTATCACTCTCGCACGTGCGCGCCGCTGGCGGCTTTGAGGTTGAATTCGATGCAGAGCGCAACGGGTGGGTAATTTACCGCACCGTATGCACCGGCTGGGATGAGGCTGGCGCGATGATCGAAAAACGCAAAGAGGTGGCGTTTCTCGATGCGTTCGATTCGGAAGAGGCTGATCCAAACGCGGAATAGGCCGCGCTGATAACTGCTCACTATCCACTTGAAAGGCCGCCTAACTGGCGGCCTTTTCCTTTTCAGCCGCAAGCTAAAAACGTGAGCACCTTTCCGATTGATCTTGATCCGTTGGCACTTCCCTCGCCGCCTCAGCCGGAGCCATCCAACATCCGCTCCGGTGATACCGTGGCCTGGGAGCGCGCGAGCAATGACTACCCGCCCGGCGGCGGTTACTCGCTCAGTTATGCCTTTGTGAGCCGCGCCGCCTCGTATCAGGTGAATGGCTCGATGGTTACGGCGGGATCGCAGAATTACGAAATCACCGTGCCCGCGGCCACCACCGCAACCTGGGCACCGGGCACCTATCGCTGGCAAGCCTACATCAATGACACCTCCGGCAACCGCTACACCATTGCGGAGGGCACGGTTGAGGTATTGCCTAACCTGCAGGCCCAGACTGGCGGTTTCGATGATCGCCACCCCGATGAGCAGATTCTCGACAACATCAACGCCATGATCCTGGCTAAGTCTTCGCAGGATGTGGAGAGCTATCGCATCTTTGAGCGCGAGCTAAAACTCTACACGTGGAAAGACGTGCTCAACGCCAAGAGCGTGTATGAGGGCCGCGTGCGCTCGTTGCGCATCGCTCGCGGCGAAAAGGTTCCAAAACGCACCGTGGGAGTGAGTTTCAATTATGGCTATTGAGGCGATCAACTTAACCGAAGCCAGAACGGTTGCGGCGCAATATGCGACACTCGCGCGCAAGAGCGGGCCAATGGTTTCCGGCCAGCGCATGTTTACCGCGGCACAGATGGGGCGGCTCACGTTCGATTGGGCTATGAGCATTCTGAGCCGTGATCAGAAGCTATGGACCGATCTGCGAAAACTCCGCGCACGCGCCCGCGAGTTGGCAGATAACGATCCCACCGCCGCCAAGTTTCTCTCACTCTGTGAAGCCAACATCATCGGCAAGCATGGCGTGCGGATGCAACCGCAGGTTAAGAACTTCCGCGGCGATGGCCTGGCCACCGCGCTCAACCGGCAGATAAAAGATGAGTGGCACAAGTGGTGCCAGCGCGGTAATTGCACGGTTGATGGCAAGCAGAGCTTTGATGAGTTGGAGCGCTTGCTGGCCCGCACCGCGGCGATGGATGGCGAATTCATCGTGATCAAAAGAGCGGTGAGCAATCCGTGGGGTTTCTCGCTGCAGCGCATGGACGTGGATCAGCTTGATCACACGTTCTTTCTGGAGCAAACCACGCGCGGCACTGAAATCCGCATGGGCGTTGAAGTAAATTCCGACATGCGCCCGGTGGCTTATCACCTCTGGAATCGCCACCCTAACGAGTGGAGCGCGCGGCCTAATGATCGCGTGCGCGTGCCGGCGGAAACCGTGGTTCATGCTTTCCGCATGGATTCCGCATCGCAAACCCGCGGCGTGCCGTGGATGGCTCCGGCCATGTTTCAGATGAATATGTTGCGCGGGTATATGGAGGCGGAGGTTACCGCGGCCCGCGTGGGCGCTTGCCAGATGGGTATCATCACACCCAAAGACGGCGCGGGGGAGTATGAGGGCGAGGGCCGCAACGGTGACGGCTCCATCGATATGGAGGCCACACCCGGCGGCTTCATGCAGATCGGCTCCGGCCAGGAATTCAGCCAATTCAAGCCGGAGCACCCCAACACCGCCTTTGGCAATTTCATCAAGGAAGTAAAGCGCGGCATCGCATCGAGCCTGGCGGTTTCCTACAACTCGCTCGCAGAAGATTTGGAGAGCGTGAATTTCTCCTCGATCCGCGCCGGCCTGTTGAATGAGCGCGATATGTGGCGCGTGCGGCAAAAGTGGATGATCGAAACATTTCACAAGCCGGTATTCGCGCAGTGGCTTGAAAACACCGTGCTCGCGGGCCGCATCAATCTGGGCGCTCGCGATATCGATGCGGTAATCGATCAAGTGGATTGGCACCCGCGCGGCTGGCCCTGGGTCGATCCATTCAAAGACGCGCAAGCCAACGCCCTGCTCGTGCAAAACGGATTCACCACGCGCCACCGGCTCATCGCTGAAACCGGCTTCGACTTTGAGGACACGCTTGATGAACTCGCTAATGAAGAAAAGATGATCGAAGCCAGGGGCCTCAAGCTGGGCACCGACGCCAAAGGCGTAGCCGATGCGCCGGAGGACGCCAAAGAGGGCGACACCACGAAGACAAAAAGCGGATCGAATTAACCGATCCGCTTTAAAGAAAGAAAACGCCTTTGTCACTTCCAAGTAGAAAGGTTCATCTATGCGCCGTTTTATGCTTCTCGCTTCCCTTCTCGGCTCGACTCTCTCCGCCCTCGCCATTACCGTGCTAACTCCGACAAGCGGAGCCATGGTCACATCGCCCTTTTCGCTTGTTGCCGAAACCTCGATTTGCGCATCGGCTCCTGCTACCGCGATGGGGTACTCGCTCGATACCAGTTCCAATACCACGATTGAGCCGCTAGCTTTCAAGGCTTCAGTTTTAGCTGGCGATGGCGCGCACACGCTGCACGTAAAGTGCTGGGGAAAGAACGGCGCGTGGGGTGTGACTGACATTGCTATCGTCGTCGCTCAGAATGTGACGCCGCCTTCAAATGCTATTGCAGTTTCCAACCTGCAGGCGATTTCGGGATGGCGCAACAAGTTTGACCCGGCTACCGGCGGCTCCACCGCTGGGAGCACCGCTATAGTGTCCTCACCATCTCTGAGCGGCAAGGCGCGTCAGTTTTCAATGTCGTTTACTGATTATGGCGGCGAACTCTTCAGCGCGTCATTTGGGGCTGATGCCACTGCAACACATTTCATCTATGACGCCCAGGTGATGCTTACCGATCCATCCGGTATCGCCAATATCGAGATGGATATGAATCAGGTTTTAGCGAACGGACAGACCGTCATCTATGGC